TGCTTGCTTCATGTTATTCTATGCGGCTGCTATATTGTAGCCGCAACAAAGAAGAGAAGGGCAGCAGTATGTTGTTGAAAACTTGTCGATGTGGAAAGCTGATTCCGCAGGTGATGAAGATGTGTGAAGAGTGTGAGAAGAGGCAGCAGTCTCGACACACAAGATATAACAACACACGCAGAGATCCGAGAGCTGCAGAGTTCTATATCTCGAAAGAGTGGAGAGCTTTAAGACCTGTGATTATGGGCATATACGGCTATATAGACATATATGCACTGTATGTGGAGCAGCAGTTAATTACACTGACAGACTCTGATCCAATCCACCACATAGTAGAGCTGGAAGATGATTGGGAGCAACGATTAAACCCACTGAATTTGATACCGTTGAGCCATAACACGCACAATGCGATTACCGCCTTATATAAGCAGAGCAAAGCGAGTATGATTGCAACTCAAAAACAGCTGAGATCGTTAATCAATTTGCATTTCCGTGAGGCAGGGGGATATGAAAAAGTTTTACGCGACGCTTTTCTAGTCGCGCCCCCACTTTTCCTTGGAGAAAACTCCCCACGAGAAAATCCGTAAAAAGGGCAGGCGGGGCGGTGTCAGATTATGACACAAAAAACGAATGCAGATATTGACAGAAAGGAGGTTTGAAACAATGGCAGGGCAGCGACAACCGACAGATTTAGTTGTTATGAAGGGTAAAAAACATCTTACAAAAGCAGAGATTGCAGCACGAAAAGATGCGGAAGTTGTTGCACCAAACGATAATGTAAAACCTCCAACATATCTGACCGCCGGACAAAAAAAGAAATTCCGGAAACTGGCCAAGGAACTTCTTGCTATTAAATTGATAGCGAATATTGATTGTGACGCGATGGCCAGACTGATAATTGCACAGGAGCAGTTTTTAGAGGTAACAGAGCAGATCCGGAATACTCCGTTGATGGTAGATGTGCCAATATACGAAGAGCAGAAAGATCCACTAACAGGGGAAAAGAGGCTTGTACAGGTCGGGACAAGACAGGTGGTAAACGCAGAGCGTGAAAGTCTGATGATTATACAAGACCGATGCATGAAACAGTGCAGACAGGGCGCATCAGATTTTGGAATGACCGTTTCCTCCCGGTGCCGTTTAGTGGTGCCAAAGCCACCACAGCAGAAACCGGAAAACAAATTTGCAAAGTATGCGGAGTAGCATTTGCAGACAGAAAAAATAACCGACCGCTGCACGCAATACGCGCTTGATGTAGTAGCAGGAGAGATTAAAGCCGGGATTTTTGTCCGGTTGGCATGCCAAAGACACCTTGATGATCTGGAAAAAGCAAAGGATGAACGATATAAGTATTATTTTGATGTCGAGAAGTCCGAAGAAATAATAAATTTCGGAGAAGAGCTTACCATTGCAGAAGGTGAAGGAGACGAAAAGGTAACGCTGTATCCATTCCAGTGTTTTATTTTAGGATCGCTGAACGGCTGGAGAACCAAGAAAAAGGGGTACAGACGTTTCCGAACATCTTATGTACAGCTTGGTAGACAAAATGGAAAGTCATTTATCAACGGCATTTTGGCAACATATTATGGAAATTTTGACGGATTCAAGTACGGAAAAATATTTTGTACGGCAACAAAGCAGGACCAGGCAAACATTGTATTTGATGAAATTGTAAAATTTATAAATTCGGATGATGAACTAAGCGAATGGTTTAAAGTCCATGAGCACAACCATACGATTGATTGTCTGTGTACACATTCCGAAATTAGGGCACTATCCGGAGATACCAAGTCACTGGACGGACATCGTGCGTACCTTGGAATAGTAGACGAGTATCATGCGCATAAGACCAACCAGATGTACAAGCTGTTAGAAGGTGGAATTAAAAAGCTAAAATCAGCGTTGATATCTGTGATTACAACAGCGGGGTTTGACCTGAAATCACCGTGCTATAAGTTGTATGAATATTGCTGCAATCTGTTAAAGGGAGTATTCGAAAATGACAGTCAGTTTGTGTACATAGCACAGCTGGATGAAGACGATGATGAGTATGAACCAAAAAACTGGATAAAAGCGAACCCAATTCTTGAATTTGACAGTGATGCTTTGGAAAACCTCATTCCAGTATCACGGACTGCGCGTGATATGGGCGGTGAGGATCTGCGCGACTTCCTGGTAAAGCAGTTAGATATGTGGATACAATGGTCAAATGCATTGTATATCCGGGATATTGCAGTATGGAAAGCGTGTGCAGTATTAAAATCTCTGAAAGATTTCAGGGGGATGAAGTGTTATGTGGGCTTGGATCTTTCTGCTGGAGGTGATCTTACCTCCTTAGCAGTGATAATTCCGCACATGGTAGACGGTGTGAAAAAATATTTTATACACACACATTCATTCATTCCGGCACAGCGCGTGGACGAGCATATAAAAACAGATAAAATCCCATATGATCTGTGGATAGAAAAAGGACTCGTGACGGTCACAGAAACGCTTGGAGGAATAAAAACTGATTATAAATACATCTTAAGCTACCTGAAAGACCTGATAAATGAGTACGATTTGAAACCACAGCTGATCTGTTATGATCCGCATAATGCATCCGCGTTTCTGTCCGATCTGGAAGAACTTGGAATGAATGAGCTG